ATGCATTTTTTAGAATTTAAAAGAAAGTTTAGTTTGTTAAATGAGGAAGAAAAAGAATTTATTTATAAACTTACCCTTGAAGATGCAATTAATTTTTTAAAAACAATTTATTAAAAAAATTTATTTTATAAAATCCCTTAATAACTAATAAATTTAAAAAATAATGTAACTAAGTAAATTGTTTTTAGATTAATTGTAGGTAATAACTTTTTAATATATAGGCAGTGAGCCACAAAACACCCTTAATGGAGATTTTATATTCTTCATTAGGGGTATTTTTATTTTAAAAATAAAAATAAATCATAGAAATTTTATAATTTCTATTGTAAAATAAAAATCTTTTTTTCTATGATTTATTTAATTGTAGGAAATACTAAAACTTTAATTTTGTAATACTTTTTAAGTTTTTCTTATTTCTTATAATTCTTATTTTTATCATATTTCTTAATTAGGTAGCCAACAAATAGCCAACACTTTTAATTTAATAAATTAACAGCTTTTCTAAGTTCTTCAATATCCTTATGAGTGTAAACATTTTCTGTCATTGAAAAATCGCTATGACCTATTAATTTTATAATTGATGTACTATTTGCATTAGCATTATTTAAAAGTGTAGCAAATGTATGCCTTGTGTCGTGGATTGTGTGCCTTTCTAAATTAAGAAGCTCCAACATTGTTTGAAATTGTTGAAAGAAATTAACATAATTATATTGACCACCTTTTTTATTGTACAAAAAATATTCTTTTGAATAGTCTATATTGTCTTTAAATAAATGTATAATCTTTTCTGAAATTGGTACTTTTCTAACTCCTGCGCTTGTCTTACTTTCTACAACAGAAATTACATTTCTTTCTAAATCAACATCTTCAGTTTTTAAATTCATTAATTCACCAATTCTAAGACCTGTATAAATTAATATTAAAGTTGCATAAGACATTTTTTTGATGTATCTATTTTCAGAATCTAAGCTGTCAAATAAAATATCTATCTCTTCTGATGTAAAAATTTTTCTTTCAACAACTTTTTCATTTTTCCCTAATTCAATAAACTTGATTCTATTTGTTTCTATAAATTCATTTTTTAATGCAAATTCAAAAATCATATTTAATGCGCTTCTAAGATATAATTTTGAGCCATAAGCACCATCTAAATCATCAAAAAATTTTTGTAATGTATATAATTTTAAGTCTTTTATTTTCTCATCATTAAAGACTTCTAATTTTTTTAACTGATTACCAACATTTCTTAAAGTAACATCAGATACAGTTTTAGAGTAATTAGAATACCATAAGTCTTTTACATCTTTAAAAGTCTTTCCACTATATAAGACAGGATTATTCAAATAGCCTAACAATTCTGCTTGTGCTTCTTTCCTAGTTTCATAAGTTCCTATAACCTTTCTTTTTTGCTTTCCATCTACAAAGCCAACTGTAACTCTTGCTACCCAGCATTTCCTCCTTTTTCCACTAAGTTTATATACACTCCCTGATCCGTTTTCATTTTTCATTTTATCCTCCTTTAAAAAAGAGGGAGTTAATATAATAATACTCCCACTTTTAAAAATTGTAAAATTTTAATTATTTGGATAATACTCGTGGAAAAGTTTTTTACTTATTTTTCCACTTACAAGAGCCTTTTCATCTAGTTTATTCTTTTTACAATATCTTTTGTTAATTTCATTTATGGTTCTATATGCCGTAGCTTGTGAGCATTTAAGCATTTTCATAACTTCTTTTGCATTGTATGTTAAATCTTCCATCAATTCCACTCCTTCCCTATTTCTTATATTTCCCATTCTTATAAGATTCTAATTTTTCAATATGCTTTTCAAAATCTTGCTCAGTTAATCCACTTAATAGCATTAAATTTACAGTAGCAGTTATTAAATCCAAACCTTCTGCAATAAATCTATCTCTATCTTTCACATAACTAAAAGTGCTTGTTTCTCTAACTTCTGCTAATAACTCTTTGTACTCTTCTTTAACTTTTCCTAACTGTGCCATACTAGAAGCTCCATAAGCCAAAGATTTATAATTCATTAGTTTATTTAAGTCAATTTTCATTATTTCACTTCCTCATAAGTTGCTATAAATATATCAGGCTTACAAGGATAAAATTCACCTTTAATGCCTTTTATTATGTAATCTCCAAAACTAACCTTCATCATTCCCTCAAGTGTTTCTATTTCAATATATCCTTGTTCTAACATCGCTTTACTAAAATATTGCAGTTCTTCTGCACTTTTAGTTTCTTTATAATTTGCTCCATCTAAAAAATCAAAAACTTCTATAATATTATCTTCTTTTAATTGTATTGCTTCTACTTCCACAGGCTTTTTAACATATTTTTTAATCATTTACTACCTCCAATTATTACAAAATTCTATATATTCATCATCACTAACAAGTACCCAACCATTTTTAAATTTTCCAAATCTTTTTAAAAAATCATCTAATTCAAAATAGTACGGATAACCTCTATCATCTGTAAGACTAACTGTTGTATTACCATAAAAACCATCAATTATTAAACTATCCCAGCTTTTATGTTTAACCTTATTACTTTTTTTAATTTCTTCTACTGCTTGTTTAAAAGTCATTTGTCTATTCCTCTTTCATAAATATCAACCAATGTGTCTTAGCCCTCTTATTACCAAACAAAGGCTTAACATCAGTCAATTTTAATATTTCATTAAGTTTAATCTGCTCCTCATTCCATTTGAAAACTAATATTCCGTTGACTTCCAACACTCTAAAACATTCTTTAAAACCTTGTTTTATATCATCTTTCCAGTTATTACCTAGATGACCATACTTTTTAGCTAACCAGCTTTTCTCTCCAACTCTCTTTAAATGTGGAGGGTCAAAGACTACTAGCTTGAATGTTTCATCTGGAAAAGGTATATTTCTAAAATCTCCTATTATATCAGGTTTTATTTCTAATTTTCTTCCATCACATAACACATCTTCAAGTTCTCTATTATCCATATACACTGTGTCATCTCTGCTCTTTTGAAACCAAAACATCTTTGACCCACAGCATACATCTAAAATTTTTTTCATTATTGTTCTCCTCATTATTGTTCTCCTAATAATTCTAGATTTTCATAAACATTCCCTAATACTTCCATTCTTTCATTATTGTTGTTTGTAAAAGGTATATTCATTTCAAATTTATCATTTCTCAAAACAAATCTTGCTTCTTCAGTATTGAAAATAACTTTATATTTGCCATTATGTAAAGTTACAATATCTCCCTCATATATTTCTTTATTATTTTTATCTTTTAATCCTGTATATTGCATAAGTTCAATCTCATCAAAATCACTATTGAGGTAATACTCTTTACAAAATTTGTTAGGAAATGAAATCATTTTTTTCCAAAAATTTATATATTCCACTTCACGAATTTCATTTAATTCTTTTATCCAAGCTCTAAATTTAATCTCTCTCATCTTCTTGCTCCCAATCAGCTATATCTTGTATATAATTTCCATTATTTTCACATTTACAGCACTTTACGCATTCTTCTTCTGTTGTTTCTAATGTCATTTCACAAATTTCACCCATTCCATCTTTATCAAAATATGCATCTACATATCCACTAATCCCTAATTTAAAGTTTGTACATCCACATTTTTTACACTTCCACATTATTCATCTCCTCCAATCTCTCCTGCTCTTACCTTAGCCCAGAAGTTTTGCCATTCTTGGCTGCCAACTACTTTTTGAGCTTGTTCTTTTGTTTTGAAATAATTGCCTAAATCATATCTATCGTTATCAAACTTGTCGTAATATTCTGAAAAACTCCCAACTCCTCCTGTGGAAAGTATAGAAAAATGTTTTTCACCTCTCTTAGCTCTCCATCTCTTAGGTATTCCATATTTTTCATTTACAACATCTATTAAAAACTGTAAATCTGGAACTAATTTATTTTCTATCAAATATGGTTTATCATAACTTTCTAAATCATCAATTTCTAAATCTATTTGATAATCACTAACACAACTATGGTGATTATAACCAATATATTCTTTTTTAAATTCATTTCTATATCCATAACCAAAACAATATTTCTTTTTGTCTTCATGTGCTATTTCTGTTAATGGCATTTTTTTTAACTTTATTTTATTTACTTTTCTAATTACCCAATAACTATATTTATCAGTTGCTTTTATTATTTCTATCTCTAGTACATTTTCTTTTTCCATTACTTCCTCCTCACAAATCTATAAACTTCTAACTTCTCTGCATTTCTTTTTACCTGTTCAAATTCCACTGTACTCAATTCACTAGCCTTAAAATTTAATATTTTCTTTAATGTTTTTTTATAAAAATATCTCCATATCTTTACTCATATTAACCTCTATGTTTTCTAATTTAACTTAGAAATATTATTGAAAATGCTATACCTACTATTATTACAATTAAACTTGTTAATAAAAATATTTTTAATACTTTCCCAATTATTTTTAAAATATAATTAAAAATAGTAAACTCCGAAAAACTAACTTCATCATTAATAACATCTATAATTGGTATAAATAATACTGAAAGAATTAAAATAAATGCGAATATTTTATAAATCATTTACTCCTCCTTAAATGCTTGAAAGTGTCCTTTATATACTTTCTTCAATTCTTTCACTTGCTCAGGACTTAGATATATCCCAGCCAAGTGATATTTTTTCATAAAATCTATCCTACTGATACAATTATCAGCTTCATCGTGGTGCTCTCTACATAAGCACATTACTCTATAATTTAGCCCAGTATCTGATTTATATCCACTTGTTCCAACTCTATCAAAATGCTGTAACTCTCCTGGCTTACCACAAATACAACAAATCTTCTTTTTAAGAGTTACCCAAATAAAAGTATCTTGATAATCTTCTGCAAATAAATCTCTTATTTCTTGCCTTAAAGGTATTTCCCAATATATAGCCATTTCAAATAACCACTTAACAAAATCATTGGCTTGTTTTTGTGTTAATGAATTTAACGATAGACTAAACCCTCCATTTTGAATTGCTAGGCTCTGTAATGCTCTTATTACATTGTCTGTGAGTTCGTCTACTGTTAGATTATCCTTATTGTAAATTGAAGAAATTAGGAATGCCTGAGCATTTTTAACAGTATCAAATCCATCATAGATTTTAGTAAACTCTCTCTTCATAAGTTGTTTTGTGTATGCTAATTCTATAAATGATGGTCTTGCTCCTGTTTCATTACCTTGCCAAAAATTAGCAAAGTCATCTAAAAGCCAATATATTAATTTTTGCGTTTGCCTTGTGTATCCTAATTTCTCCATTTAACTACTCCTATCTTCTAAAATCAAAAAGGAAATTCCTCATCAATATCATCAGTTGTTGTATTACTGTTTGCACTACTTCCATCTTCTTTTTTACTTCCAACAAATTCAACATTTTCTACAATAATGTATTGTCTAGTTATTTTATTTCCATCTTTCTCATAACTATCAACTTTTACATTACCTCTGATTAAAATTTCTTGCCCTTTTCTGAAATACTCTGATATAAATTCTGCTGTCTTACTGAATGCAGTACATAGTATAAAATCTGTTAAATCTTTATCCTTGCTATATCTGTTTACTGCAACTATAAAACTTGTATAAGGTGTTCCTGATTGACTAAACAACAAGTTTATATCTTTTGTTAATCTTCCTTTTAAAATCACTATATTCATTTTTTATATTCCTTTCTTTTTAATTTCTGTATATACTTTTTTTAATTCTTCTGGTGTGCAATCTAATAAACTATTTTTATTAAATTTTGCTATCATATCAAATACTTTTTCTGTTTTTTCTTCTGTATCTGCAAGTTTGTTAATAGCTTCTATTGCTTCTTTTTTTCTTTCTGCTTCTGTTTTTTCCTCTTTACCATGTGTGTTAGTGCTATCACTATCTTTTGTATCATCTATCATAAACATACCATTCAAGGCATATTTTCTAGCATATGATGAACTTGCTCCTGTTATTTGTGAGCCGTCCATTCCTTTTTTTGTTTCCTCTTCTCTTGCTAGTGCTGATACTTTTATTTGCTCATCAGGCTTTTCTATATTTACAAGAGTAATTGTAGCTTTTACATATTTTCTGCCAACAGTTTCAACTGTCTCATCTTTTTTTTCTACTTTATAACTTCCACCAGTTTCAACTATTTCATCACTTATAAATAATGTTAATTTAAACTTATCCAGCACTGGTTTTAAAGCCTCTAATATATCTTCACAACTTCTGTATTTATATTTTCCAAAACTGTTATATTGCCCCTTAGGTGCTTTTAATTCTACTTGTGCTTTTAATAATTTTTCATATATATTCATTTTATCCTCCTATTTATTTAAAATTTCTAAAATATCTCCAATTTGGTCATAACTTATATCTAGTAATTCTTCTTCTTGTAAATAATCAAGAAAAGATGGAGCTAAATTTTTATATTCACTATTTTTAAAAAGTTCTACAAAACTATCAACTATTTTTTCTGTGTCAATTTCCCCTAAAAAACTATCTCTCTCATTTAACACTTCATTAAAAATTTCTTCTTCTGATAATTTTCTATTAAATACACTCATAAAAAAATAATCTTCTTCATTTGCATACTTTGATTTTTTATACTTGAAATATATGTATTTTTTCATAAAATCACATCAATTCTTCTAATTTCTTAAATGGATAATTCAAAATTCTAACTATCCATTTAATCTTATGTTTTACTATTTCTTTAAAACTCGCTTTTTTAAATTTATTAAATTTCATTTTTTCCCTCCTTTTGCAGATACAAACTCATAATTTCAACCACATCTTTTAATTTTGCATTTTCCCAGAATGTCATTTTTTTTAACAATCTTGAGAAATCTTTTTGTTTTATTTTTTTCATTTTATTCCTCCTCTAATTCTCTTATTTCTACGATAAATTCTTTTAGTAAATTGATTCGCCCTTCTTTTAAACCTCTTAAATAAGATGGGTTATCTTCACGGTATTTTTCTATTAACTTGTCAAGGCTTTTAATTGATGTTTTTACACTTTTGTACATTCTTTCTATTAACTTTTCTCCTATTTCTTTTTCTATGTATGCCATTTATATTTTTCCTCCCATACCTTTATAAAGTTTTTCTAATCTTTCAATAGCTAAGTCTTTAAAACCGTGTTCACAATTTTCTAACTTAGTTTTAATTTTTTCATACCAATTTTTAGCTTTTGATTTATTAATGTAATAGCTTTGGTCTATTCCTAAAAAGTCCATTTGTGCTTTTGCTGTTAATTCTACTAATCCAAATATTAATTTTGTTTCTTCACTTTTAAAATATAAATCTTTCATTTCTTCTCCTCCTATATTTTCCAATTTTCCATTTGTTTTATTATTTTTCTAAGTTCAAAAACTTTTTTATCGTGAGAAAGTCTTAGTTTTTCCTTTTCTTCCTCATTACTTGCTTTTTGAAATTGATGAAATAATTCATTAATTTCGTTTTTTAAATTTATTTCTTTAGTTTCTAATTCACTATATTTCATTTTTATTCTCCTATATAAAATCTCTTATACTTAGTCCTCTGCTTCCGTATTGGTCTTGTTTCTCATACTCCCAATCGTTCACATTTAATTTATTTATTTCTATTTCATTTTCTAAGTCTTTTAAATCTTTCAAGAACTTAGAAAAATCATAATATTTAGTTTTAAAAGGATAAGTATTATCACTGTGAACTGCTGTTATTTCTACATCTATATATCCAGCTTGTTCTCCATTATCCCAGTAAGCGTTTATAGAAGTGTATTCATCTTCTAAGTATGCTAGGTCTGGAAGTTTGAAATAGTTATCTATTTGTTTTCCATATAAGTTATCTGCTTCTGTGTACATTACCCATTCGTGATTACTAAATTCTAGTGTGAAGTTTTTCATTTTCTCTCTCCTTTATTCCGTTTTAATCGGATATTTTATTTAAAAAAATTTGAAATTACTGTTTTTTCTTATCTTGTCTTTATTATATCCTAATTAATCGGATATGTCAAGAAAAAATTTCTTTTTTAATCGGAAATGGTTTATAATAATAAAAAATACTAAGAATAGGAGGTATCTTTATGGAAAGCACTGCAATAGTTTTAAAGAAGTTGCGTGAAAGTAGAAAATTAACTATAGTTCAACTTGCTAAACTTGCTGGAGTAGGAAAAGGAACAGTAGGAGATATTGAAACTGGAAAAAATAAATCTACTATCAAAACATTAGAAAAAATATCTAAGGCTTTAAAATTAACAGAAGAAGAACGTGGAGAATTATTTTCAAGCTTTGTTCCTAAAGATATAGGAGTTAAGATCCTCAAAAATCCACTATATAAAAATTTAGATGGTAGAGGAAGAAAACAATTTGAGGATATAATTGAGCAATCTGCTTTAATGTTCAATGATGAAAGTATATCTCAAGAAGATAAAGAAAAAGTTTTAATGGCAATCCAGGATGCTTTTTTTGATGCAAAACAGAAAAATAAGAAGAAATGATAAGGCTGGTGATTAAATTGAATGTAAAACTGAGGGTATTAAATTTAATTGCAAGGCATAGAACTAGAAACCCTTTTAAATTAGCTAGAGCATTGAATATTGAAATAATATATCAGGATCTAGGAGAAGTAAGAGGATTTTTCAAGAAAATATTAAGAAGAAAATATATATTTATTAATAGTGAATTGAGTGAATTTGATCAAAAGTTAGTTTGTGCTCATGAACTGGGACATGCTATTTTACATTCTTCTAATAGAATACAATTTTTGATTGATAATACAAAAATACTAAGGAGAAATAAAATTGAAGATGAAGCTAATTTATTTGCTAGTTGGCTTTTATTTCCTGAAGATGATGTAGAATTTGAGTTTAAAGAAACTGAAACTAATTTTTGGATGTTTGAAGAAATAAAAAGATTGAGATCTTGAAAATATATAAAATAAAATAGGGAGAGACAATTTTTAAATGAGATATGAAGAATATAAAATCAAAGAAAAGATAGATTTTAAAACAAATATAAAAACAGGGAAATTAGAATCTAAAAAAATAAAACCGGATGTTTCTATTAGTTTAGAAAATATTAAAAATATGAATAAGATTACGCTCACTAAAATCAACAATACTCAAACAGATTATTTTGTTGTTGGCAATTTAGATGAAGATAATTTAAAAAATTCTAAGATTACTTTCAAACACTTTGCATTTGATGAAAAAAAATATTATAATATAGAAATAGAGAATATTAAAAATTCTAATTTTTTTAAGCGTCTTATTATGAAATGTGACCAATCATTTTGGAGAATAAAAGTAAATGAAATTACAAAAAATGATGCTCATTTATGTGAAATAATGGAAACTGAAATGAATTCAGAAGAAGATATTGAGATAAAAAATATATTGGAAAATGACAATCTAAATATAGAAAGTAAATTTTTAAAATTATTTGAATTATATAAATATAAACGAATAAAAGAAATTACAAAAAATTTAAGATTGAATATGTAGAATAGGAGGTATCTCATGGATAAATTAAAAGATAATTTAAAACTTAATTTAAAAAAATATTTATTTGATTCTTATAAAAATTTAATTGAGATTAAAGAAACTTCAAAAAGACAGTTAGAAATTTCTTTACCAATATTTTTAAATACAGGAGATGCTTTTGATTTCATCATAGAAATTTTAGATGACAAAAATTTAAATTTAAAAAATATTCTTTATAGCAGGATTGAGAATGCTTTAAAGGAATATGTTACATTTTATGATTTCAGAAAAAAATATTTACTTGGAAAAGATAAATTTAAAGAGATTAAAACTGAAAGTTTATTAAATAATGGGATAAGTATTTCATTAGATTTAAAAAAAACTATTAAATATAGTGATGAAGAAAGTTTAATATTTGAAATATTTAATTATTCTTTTTCTATAATAAGGTATTATAATTTTATTTATGATGACTTTATAACAAGAAATAAATTAGATAAAGAGAAAAAAGGGTATATTTTTAAAAAAGAAATTGAAAATTTTGTTGAAAATTATAATAAAAACAAAATAAACAAATTAACATTATTAAATGATGATATGTTAACATCTCAAAATAATACTTACTATATAAGTAATAAAGAACTTTTAACTGGTGTCTATGATAAAATACATTTTTGGGAATCTTTAAATGATTTTGAATTGATACTCAACAAATTTAAAAATAACGAAGAAATTAAAATAGAAAAAATATTTATGTTGTATGAGGATATTCCTAAAAATTATATAAAAAAAGCAATAATTAATAAAAAAAATATATTAGATAAGATTGATTTGAGGGATATTAATGATAAGCAATACATTCTCCAAATTTGAAAAAGAAGTTATAATAATCATATTAAGTTATAAAAGAAAAGGTGTAGAAACCACATTTAAAGAATTGTTTGAACACATTCTTAATACACTTTTTAAAAATATAGGTATTCAGATAAATAAAGAAGCTATTGTAATTTCTTTTTATGAAAAAGCAGAAACAGAGGATATGATAAGGACAAAAGAAAAAATATATGAATTAATTTTACTTTTGGATAAATTAAAAATGGAGTATGACTTTTTTTATAACATTCCTAAAGAAGTTTTTTGTTTTGAGCATTGTTTTTATAACAATAGAGTTTATGTAAATACAAAAATAAAACTTGAAGAAGAAACATCAAATATTTTAAATTTAATTTTTTCAAATTACTTTATTACTTCAGATTTAAGAGATCTCAAAAACACTAAATTTAAAAGTATTGAAAGAAAAAATTTAGAATGGACTAAATGGGCTTTAATAATAGGAACGATATTTTCTATTCTATCATTTTGCTTAGAAATTTATCAAGTTATTAGCGTAAATGAAGTTAAAATTTTAAATCCAAAAGAAATAAAAAAAGATGTAAATATTTTTTTGTTAAAATGAATAAATAAAACATTGTTAAATTCTATAAAATAGATAGTATTTTAAACCACTTTAATTAGTGGTTTTTTTATATAAAAAACTTTTTATAAATTTGTCAGCTTGACATTTCCTGTTAAAACGGATACAATAAGGTGAGGTGATTTTAATGATAAAGCAAAAAGAAAAAGAAATTGCACAAAAATTATATTCAAAAATTGATTTATTCTTAAGAGAAAATAATTTAAATAGATATGAAGTTGCCAACAGAATGGGACATAGAAAACAAGCAGTTTCAGAAATTCTTTTGAAACTTAAAGATGGTAAATTTCCAAGATTACAAAGTCTTTTGAAATTACAAGAAGCATTAGGTTTACCTATTATTTTTTTTAATTTATAATTCCGTTTTAATCGTACAAATAAAAATCTAAGGCTTGTCCTTATATTTAGGAGGAAAATTGAAAATAAAAATATTAAAAAAAGAAAATGAAGTTTCAAAAGTAGAAATTGATGGTAGAGAATATAAGAATATTTCAAAAGTAGAAATAAAAAATGATTACACATCAAACGGAATAAATGAAAGTGTAATCATTGAATTTAAAGATATATCACTTTTGGAAATATCTACCGAAAAATGAGGAAATATTAAAAACTCTAAGGCTAGTCCTTAGACACATAGCCATAAGTTTTTCTCTCTCCTCCAAAAAATCTGAAAGAGTGTTTTTCTTGTGACTATCTGTGTAAGAACTAATCTTACAAGCATTCTAGGGTGTAAACAAGCTAGTGGTTGGAGTGTTAGACTCGGAATTTATAGGGTACAACAATGTATCTGAATTTTAAAGCTAGCCGTACCGTTGCAGGTCCGTCAATTTGTAACTATATGTTTTGGTTGTGTGCAGCTTTTTATGATGTAAAAAAGCCAACTATCTTACATCTTTATCTAGCAAGGGCTGTTCTTGCGAAAATACTAGTTGATAAAGATGTAGGATATAAAACTATTGGAGAGTTAGGAAAAGGGTAATCTAGTCCTCGAGGTACTTGTGGGTTCGAATCCCACACTCTCCATCAAATTTAATGAAACTTTTCTTGCAGTTTCTTATTAATTCGTATTTTGATAAAAAATACATTGAAACTAAAAGAAAAATTTTTCGTATCAATTCTTACGAATATTTTTAAGACTTTTACTGATGAATAGTCTAGTTGTCAACTAACAGTTTACAACTAAGAATTGAAATTTTTTAAGATTTTTTCTGGATAAATATTAAATTTTTCTATATATATCAATGGAATTATTAAGATTTTTTCAGGAGAAGTTAATAAGAATATGCATAAAATATTTTCAAATATTTTACTTCTTATTTTTTTATTAGTATTAAAAGATATTTTTAAGATATAAATATTTTAAAATATTTCAATGTAAAATAAAATTCTAAAAAAATTCTAATAACTTTCTTATATATATCAATAGAAAATAAAGAAAAATTTTACATATTCTAAAATAATTTATGCATTATTTTACATTAATATTTCCTAGTAAAATTCTAATTGTGAAATGTTGATGATAAAAGAAATATTAATATTTTTCCTACTAAATCCAACTAAATTTGTTAATTGAATTAGTGGTTGCAGTCTTGTAGTCTTCCAGACACTAAAAAGATTGTAACTACTAATTGAGGTAATAAATTATACGGAGTGTTTGGAAGATACTCCAAAATAGGAGGATGAATAATGGAACAAGTAAAGAAAGAGATTAAATGTGAGTTGTATAACGACCATATGCAAAATTTTAAGGTATATAACATACCAAAAGCACAGTTGATAATTGCAGATATACCTTATAACTTAGGGAATAATGCTTATGCAAGTAGTCCTGAATGGTATATAGACGGAGATAATAAAAATGGAGAAAGTAATAAAGCAAATAAAGCATTTTTTGACACAGACCATAATTTTAAAATTGCTGAATTTATGCACTTTTGTCAAAAGATGTTAAAAAAGGAGCCAAAAGAAAAAGGAAAAGCTCCCTGTATGATTATATTTTGTTCATTTCAACAAATAAATACACTTGTAGAATATGCAGAAAAATACGGATTTAAAAACTATATCCCAATATTTTTTATAAAGCAAAGTAGTCCACAAGTTTTAAAAGCGAATATGAAAATAGTTGGAGCTACTGAATACGCATTAATTTTTTATAGGGATAAACTTCCGAAATTTAATAATAATGGAAAAATGATTAAAAATTGGTTTAATTGGGAAAAGGACAATAAAGAAAAAGTTAAGAAAATACATCCAACACAAAAGCCGATAGCAATATTAAAAAGACTTATAGAAATATTTACAGATGCTGGAGATGTAGTTATTGACCCTTGTGCTGGTAGTGGTACAACACTTAGAGCAGCAAAAGAATTAAAAAGAGATAGTTATGGTTTTGAAATTAAGAAAGATATGTACAGTTTAGCACTTGAACATATGATTAATTATAAAGACCCACAAATGACTTTTAATTTTTAAATTAATGAGTTAAAGGCTTCTCATTAAAAAGCCTTATTTATTACTTGAATTAGTGGGGCTTGTATGTAGCTTTGGCAGGCTCTATATAGGCTCTACTAATTGAATTAATAAATAGGAGAACTGCCGAAGCTCTCCAAATATACAGGAGGTAATAAAAATGGAAGATAGAACATTAAAACAATTATTGATGTCAAGTAGTTATTTTGTATTAAATAAACAAATAGTTAAAGCAATAGGAATAGAAGCAGGATTCTTATTAACAACTTTGATAGAAGCTAGTGATGGACTTGCTAATGATGATGGATGGTTTTATAAAACATCTCCATCTTTAGAAGAAGAAACTGGGCTTTCAAATCATAAGCAAAGTAAAATTATTGAAGAATTGACAAAATTAGGTATCCTTGAACAAGAAAATAAAGGAATGCCGATGAAGAGATATTTTAGAATTAATTTTAAGAAAATTGAAGAGTTAGTTTTTAAAACACAGGATTTAAAAAATTCAAATGCAAGCATTAAAGAAAATGAAAAGCAAGGATTTAAAAATTTTGAAAGCAAGGATTTAAAAAATTCAAATGCATGCATTGAAAAAATTTCAAACAATAAAGAATTAAATAATAATAACTTAAAAAATAATAATTTATTAAAAGAAAAATATAAAAAAGAAAAATCAAAAAACGAAGTTGAAACTTATATCAACGATTTAAAAATAAATGATGAGTATAAACAGCTTCTATTTAGATATGTAGAATATAGAAAATCAATTAAAAAGCCAATAAAAACAATAGTTCCTATAAAGAAAATATTAAAAGATTTTTCTGATTGGTTTAGTTTAGATGAAGCTATTAACATTGCTATGGAAAAGGAATGGCAAGGATTAGAGCCTGAATGGATAGCAAAATACAAACAATCTAAAACTAGCAATAACTATGGCAATAAAATATCAGAAAGCAAAGATACTAGCCATTTAAAAGTTGATGATAATTATTTAGAACAAATGAAAGAGAGGTACGGATTATAATGACTAATAAAGAATTTAATGCAGCATTTCAACCATTTTTAGATTATTTTCCAACTACTGAAATGACAAAAGAAAAAATAAATATATACTATCTAGCATTATCAAATTTAACAGTAGACCAGTTAAATAGTGCTTTTATTTCTATGGTTAGAAATAGAGTATATAAAAATTTTCCACAAGTTGCAGAAATAATTCAGTATGCAACACATACAACTGAAAGTGAATTAGATGACAGAATAGTTTTAGCTAAACAAATGCTAAAAAATACTATTATCAGATATGGAAGCTATGGCAGTGTTGAGTTTACAGATAAAGGAATACACGCAGTTATAGATTCTTTAGATGGTTGGCAAAATCTATGCTCAATGTCTTCTGATGAATTAGAAAAATTTTTAACTTTTGAATTTCCTAAAATTTATAAAGCATACACTAGGAATAATTATCCAGTAACACAATATTATATTGGAGTTCACGACGCAGCAAATGGGACATCAAATATAAATTTAATTGATTATTCTAATATGGGAAAAGGCTTAAATTCAACAGTCATAAATTACACTAATAGCAAAAAACTATTAGAGGATCAAGACAGAGAAGTTAAAAGATTAAATGAAATAATAGAAAAACAAGGAGGAACAGATGGTAACTAAAAAAATAGAAACAAGAGATTATTTAAGAGCTTTTATAACAAAAGCTAATAAAGAGGCAGGAGTAAAATTTAATTCTTCTAAATTGAACAGTAAAGAAGAATGTGAGAACTATTTATTAAATCTAATAAAAAATCTAAAACATAATAAGCAAGACAACAAAGCTTACATCAAAGAGGTAGACAGTTTAAAAGAAGAAATTGAAATTTTGAAAAAAGATAATAATAACTTAGCTGCTCAAAACAGAAACAGAGATTTTTTATTTAAATTAGCTAATGAAGCTACTGGGGACTATTTCAATGAAAGATTAAAGCATCATACTACAAAAAAGAAAGTAAAAGAATGTAAGAAAATAATTTATAGTTTACTTACAATCAGTATTATAGAAACTATCTCAATATTTGTACTAGCTTGGAAGTGATGAAATGAAACAAAGATTTGAGATACCATATAAGCCAGATAGTATGAACACACACTGGCGAAGAGGCAACAATGTAACTTATCTTAGCAAGAAAGGGAGAGAATTCATGGACAATGTTCAACAGTTTATAAAATTACAGAAATATAAAACTTTTAAAAATAAAGTTAGTGTAAAAATAGAGCTATGTTTCAAGAGCAAAAGAGAAAGAGATTTAGATAACTATTTTAAAGCTATATTAGACAGTTTTAACAGGTTTCTTTATGAAGACGATAAATTAATCTATGAACTAAGTTCAATTAAAAAATTAGGCTGTGATAGAGATTATTTCATAATTGAAGTTGAGGAGATATAATGGAAATACTAAAAGCAGATATGAAAAGAGCAATACAGAATGAAGTTAAAAAGCAATTAGGGATATTAAAAGAAAATGATAGCATAGAAAAGAAAGAGCTAACACCATATCAAAAAACTGTAAAATTATTAAAAAATTATAGATATTATAAAAATAGAATAGAGTATTTAAAAAATAATTTAGATAATATTGAAATTAAGAAAAGATATTCTATTGGTGAAATAAAAGCAGTCAATAATAATAATTTAAGTGAAATGGAAAGGAAAGAGATAATAAAAGAAGAAAGATTAAAAGAAATAGAATTTTTTGAATATGGAATTAATTTAATAGATTATGGGTTATCCTCAATAGAGGAAGAAAAGTATAAAGAGATAATACCTCTAATTTATTTTGAGAAATTAAGAATGGAAGATGTTGCAGAAAAATTTAATGTAGACACTTCAACAATTAAAAGAAATAGAAATAAGTTAGTTGAAACTATGAGTTTATACATATTTGATAGTGAAATTTTAAAAGATTTAATAAAAAATCTTTTCTAAAAATGCACCTAATTTGCACCTTTTTTGCCCTTGTAATGAACTTTTATATGTTATATAATGTTAATATATGAAAGTTTAAACAACAAGTTAATGACTTCTTGTAAAAAAGTCTAATATGGTGCATCGGACTAATACTCTGACTAGACTGCTAATGTCTTTTATTGGTGAGAATCCAATATGCACAGTATAAGATATCAATATTCACATTACACTTAAATGTGTGCAATATGTTACCTGTGGGAGTTTTTTTATTCATATAATCTTTTTATCTTTTTAATTTACACTATATATTTTTATTTTTTTTAATAAGATATATAATAAAAGAAAAATGAAAGATAGGAGATGAGTTAAAATGTTTGAATGCCCCAAAGGGAAAAGAGAATTTAATGTTTTCGTACCAGAAGAAGATAAAAGTATAGATGATTTAAGTATAACAGATAGAACAGAAGAACATGATATTATATATGCTAAAAATCTAAATGAAGCAAAGATGAAAGCTTTTGAAGAATACGGAGAATGTGTAGTTCAATGGAGAAGAAAAACAGGATGGAAAGGTGGATATGACTATCCTGTAACAAAAGAAATATATGAAGATTTAAAAAATAAAAAATAGTTTTTTATTTAGAGAACTCAAAAGGTTCTCTTTTTTTATTCATAAAATTGGAGGTGAAGTAGCATGAAATTAAATGCAAGGCAAAAATCTTTTTGTGAATATTATGTGGCATCTGGTAATGCTACTGAAGCTGCAACCAAAGCTGGATATAGTGAAACATATAGCAAGACAAGAACTAATGTTTTATTACAAAATGTCGAGATTTGTCGATATATAAATGAACTGCAAGAGAAAACAAAAACAAGTAGAATTATGACAGCTATAGAAAGAAAAGAATTTTTAACTAAGATGATACTAAAAGAAGAAACAAAAGACACTGATAGATTAAAAGCATTAGATATATTAAATAAAATGGATGGAGAGTATACTCAAAAGGTTGAGGTAAACGGGAATATAAACTCTAATCCATTTTCTAATCTTACAACAGATGAATTAAAAGAAATAATAAAAGATTAAAGGAGGTGTTGTGGGGGTGTATGATAAAGAATTAATAAAATTAGAAGCTAAAAAAGAATTAGCTAGGAGAGATTTTTGGTATTATTGTAAATTGCTAGGTAAAAAAGATTTTTACAATGATAAAAAAGAATATTTAAAAGATTTATGTAATCAGTTACAAAGTTTTATTAATTCTAATAAAAAGATATTAGTTATTAATATGCCCCCTCGACTCTGATTCGGTAAATCTTACACAGCAACTTTATTTGTTCAATGGTTGTTAGGAAAAAATAACAAATTAAAAATTATGACAGGATCATATAATGAAACTCTTTCTTCTACATTTGCAAAGCAAGTAAGAGATATGATAGCAACAGAACAGACTCAAGGGGTAACAGTTTATAGAGATATATTCCCAGATACTAAAATAAAGTATGGAGAAGCATCAATGAATAAGTGGGCTTTGGAAGGAAGTCAAGTCGCAAATTATTTGGCTACATCTCCAACAGGAACTGCAACAGGATTTGGAGCAGATTTAATAGTTATAGATGACTTAATAAAAAACTCTGAGGAAGCATATAACTCTAATGTACTTGAAAAGCATATAGATTGGTTTACTAATACAATGCTGTCAAGAACAGAAAAAGGTTTTAAATTAATAATCATAATGACCAGGTGGGCAAGTAATGACCTAGCTGGTTTTATTTTATCTAATTATGATGATGTGGTTCATATAAATTATAAAGCTATCAATGATGATGGAACTCCACTTGATGAAGGAACATTATCACTTGAAGATTTTGAGTTTAAAACTAAGAATATGGCAAAAGAAATTGTATATGCCAACTATCAACAAGAGCCAATAGACATCAAGGGTAGATTATACAGTGAATTTAAAACTTATGTTGATTTACCAACAGAAAAAGTTATTAAAATATCCTCTTATTGTGATACGGCAGACACAGGAGAGGACTTCCTTTGCAATATTGTTTATGCAGATTGCAAGGATAGTGCATATATTTTAGATGTTATTTATACCAAAGAAGCTATGGAAATAACAGAGCCTATGGTTGCAGAAGCATATAAGAAATTTAATGTAAATATTGCAGATATAGAAAGCAATAACGGAGGTAGAGCATTTGCAAGAAATGTTGAGAGAATAACAAGAGATAAAGGAAATTATAAAACAGTTGTTAAATGGTTCCATCAAAGTGGAAATAAGATTGCAAGAATATTATCAAATAGTGCTTGGGTTAATGCAAATATTTATATGCCTGTTGACTGGAAAAATAAATGGCCAGAATTTGCAAAGGATATTATTTCTTATCAAAAAGAAGGTAAGAATAAGCATGATGATGGACCAGATACTTTAACTGGTATTGCTGAAAAAACAATAAATAGAAATGAAATGAGAACAATAGATAGAAATATCTTAGGAATAAGATAGAGAGGAGGATTAGTGACTGTAGAAGATTTAAAAGAAGCACTGGATGCATTTATAAAAAATGAATTGCCAGAGCTACAAAAAATGGAAGATTATTATAGTGGAAAACACAATATTTTAAATAAAAAAGATAGAAGTAATAAGAAAAAAGATACTAAATTAATTAATAATTATCCAGAATATATTACAACTATTGCAACAGCTTATTTCTTAGGAAAACCAATAGCTTATGCTTTACAAGATGATAAATTAAAAAAAGATTTTGAAAAGTTATCTGAATATTTAGCAACCGAAGAAGAACAACAAGAAAATTTTGAACACGCATCTAATTTGAGTGTGTTTGGAAAATCTTATGAACTTTGGTATAAAAATGTAGATAATACTATTGGAAATGTAGTTGTGGATCCTAGGGATTGTTTTATTTTAAGAGACAGCACAGTAAAGAAAGATATAACCGCTGCTGTAAGATGGGATAAAACTAAAAACAAAGAAGATAAATGGGTTTATAAGTTGGAAGTTTATGATAATAAAAATATTACGACTTATGAGTATATAACTGACACTGATAAAAAAGAAGTTCCATATGTAAAAGGAGCAACTAAATTACATGGATTTAATCAGGTCCCAATTATTGAATTTTTGAACAATAAAAGAGCTAATGGAGATTTTAAGAATGTAATTTCTTTGATAGATGGCTATAATGAAGCAACTTCAACCGCTATTGATGATATGAAAGATTTTACAGATGCATACTTAGTTTTAGTTAATATGGGTGGAACTACTGATGAAGAAATAGAAAGAATGAATAAAAATAAGGTTATGCTTATCAATGAGCAAGGCGATGCTAAATGGCTTGTTAAACAAGTTAATGATAGTTATGCTCAAAATAATAAAAATAGGTTAAACCAAGATATACATAAGTTTTCTATGATACCTGACATGCAAGATAAAGAGTTTTCAGGGAACAGTTCAGGAGTTGCACTGGGATACAAACTTTTAGCATTAGAGCAATTAGCAGCACAAAAAGAAATGTATTTTAAAAAAGCAATTAATCAAAGATTACAACTTATGATAGATTTTTATAACTTAAAAATAAAAGCTACTGATATCCAAAAAGTATTTACTAGAAATGTTCCTAAAAATCTTGTTGAAGCAGCAGACACAGCTCAAAAATTACAAGGAATAGTATCGCATGAAACTATTTTGTCTACATTACCTTTCATAGAAGATGCAAAAGGAGAATTAGAAAAGATAAAAGCTGAAGAAGATATCAATGCTGAAAAAGATATGAATACTCCACTTGGAGTTGGTGCTAATGGCTCAAAAGAATAGAGATTATTGGGAAGAAAGGCAAGTTAAAAGAGAAGCTAAGGCATTTACTAAAATACAAGATATTGAAAAAGAATATAAGATTGCACTTGAAAAGGCTAAGCAAAATATAAATAAAGAACTTAGTAGAATAGGTACAACTTATATGAAAGATAACAATTTAAGTTATCATGATGCTTTGAAACTTTTAAAAGGTGATGAATACAAAGTTTGGAAAAAAGATTTACATGATTATATGGCTGAATATAATAAACTTTTAAAAACTGCACCTTTGGAAGCTAAAAAACTTTATTTAGAGATTGAAACATTATCTACTAGAAGTCGTTTGAGCTATTTGGATAGTCTTAAAGCACAAGTAGATATGGAAATGGTAAAACTTATCTTTGGAGTTGAAGATAGTGCTAAAAACGGGTTATCATCAGTTTATAGAGATACTTTTATAGAAGTAACTAAAGACTTGGGTATTAATCCTATTGTCAGTAGAGATAAAATAAAAACAGTCCTGGATAAGCCTTGGAGTGGTGCTAATTTTTCTCAGAGACTTTGGAGCAATACAGATAAACTAGCTCAAACAGTAAAGCAAGAAATAGTTAATGGTATGATACAAGGGATTAATCTGAAAACTATGACTAAAAGAGTTTTTGAAAGATTTGAGACAGCTAAAAAGAATGATGTTGAAAGACTTTTAAGAACTGAGGTTAATTATGTTTTGAATCAAGCTACACTTGATGGTTATAAAGAAGCTGGAATAGAAAAATATGAATTCAGTGCTACATTAGATAGTAGAACAAGTCAAATTTGTTCTGAACTGCATGGAGAAGTATTTGAAATTAAAAAGATTGCAGTTGGATTAAATTATCCGCCAATGCACCCAAGATGCAGAAGTACAACTATCCCTATTGTTGATTATGAAAGTTTAGCTAAACAAGCCCGAGATGAAATAGGAGAAAAAGATAACAATGATAATGAACCATTGACAAATGATGAAAATAAGAGTATAAATGAATTTAAAGAATCTACATCTATAAAAGAAGCAAATGAATTTGCTGAAAAATTAGGACTAAGAGCTGATTATACTGGGGTAGATATAAGATGTGCTAATGAATGGAATAAAGGTTTGTATGATATGAAAGAAAAATTCCCTGAAATCTTAGAAACAATTCATTTTGTTGGTTCTAGCCAAAGTAGAAATAAGTTAATAGAGCAAGATGTATTAGATTATCTATTTTCTCAAAATTACAGCCAAATAGAAATAAATGCATTTTTAACTAAACTGAGGGAAGAAATTGGTATAGGAAAAACTGAATTTGCAGTTTCTATGACTGTTCCAAAAGAGTTAAAAAAAGAAGTGGTGTATAGAGTGATAGATAAGTACTCAGGGATAACTATGAATGCTAAATACTTTAAGGATTATGACAAGGTAATAGAAATCAGTAGGCAACAAGTAGAAACAAAAAATTCACCTATTGGTTGCGATACTGTTAAAGCTACTTTTGATCATGAATTTGGGCATAAAATAGATTATTTTTTAGGTTTAAGAAAAAATAGTGAAATAAGAAAAATGTGTTTGAAGAATTTACAGGAAGATGGAGAAAATTTATCATTGTATTCTGTTTACAATAAAGATATTCAAACTTGTTTTAACGAAACAATAGCTGAGAGTTGGAGTGAATATTGTAATAATCCTAAACCTAGGGAAATCGCTAAAACTATTGGAGAACTTATAGAAAGTGAATATAGAAAATTTAAGAAAGGGGAATGATTCCATGAAACGTTTATTATATAAATCTGAAATTCAGGGATATTGTAAAATGAATGGGACTTTATTAGAGATTATTGTTTCAAATCCACCTCAATGGGTTATAGATGAAGTTAATGAACATAACGAAGTTGAAAAAAAAAGAATAGAGGCTAGAAAATGGATGGTCCAACAAGGATTTCCTAAAATAGAAATAAATTAATAAATTATAAAGCACTGAGCTAAAAATGAACTGGGTGCTTTTTTTATTGCAAAGAAAGGAGGTATAGAGATAAATATTGTCGTACTGGTGGACATAAAACACCTGGATAAAATATAGTCAAACAGGACTTTAAACAGGAGGATAAAATGAAAAGATTTAATTTTAATATTCAACAATTTGCAGAACCAGAAGAACCAAAAACATTTACTCAAGAAGAAGTTGACAAAATGATTGAAACTAGACTTAAAAGAGAAAATGAAAAGTTTGAGAAGTTTAAAACTGAACTTGAAAGAAAGCATAATGAATCTATTGAAGATTATGAAGAAAGAATTAAAAATGCTAATCTTACTGCAGAAGAAAAGCACAAAAAAGAACTTGATAAACTTCAAAAAGACTTAGATGCAAAGAATGCAGAACTCTCAAAAATAAAGACAGATGAAATCAAAAGAGCTACATTAACAAAATATAAAATGCCAGATAAATTTTTAGATAGAATTAGTGGAGTTACAGAAGAAGAAATAGAAGCATCTGTTAAAGGTTTTGCAGAAACAATGGGAGAATATGTAAAATCTCTTGGTGCTAGTGGAGTACCAGGAGCAATGAATGGTGGAAGTAATGGTGGAGCTGATAAAAAAGCTCAATTAGAAGAATTAAGAAAAAAGGCTTTTGAAAGTGGTTCTGATATAGACAGAGCTAATTATGTGAAAGCTAAACAAGAATTTGAAGCAGAAAATGCAGGAGGTAATGAATAATGACAAATATAGATAACAAATTACATTCAGGAAATCAATTTATTTCAAATGATATTTTAGAAGAATTACAATTAGTAAACCCTAATAATTCTCCTATCATATCTCACATTTTAAGAGGTGGAAGAGTAAGTGAAACAACATCTACAACAATAGAATGGATAGATCATTATGAAAGAAAAACAACATCTAGTTTAAAAGTTGCGTTGAATGCTGGAGCAACTGAAATTCAAGTAGTAGATGAAGATATTTTAGTTCAAGATGCTTTGTTATCAATTGGAGATGAAATTTTAAAAATAACAAAAGTAAAAACAGACAATAAAGCAGATGTTACAAGAGGATATGCAGGAACAACTTCTACTGCTGGAAATATAGCAGCAAATACAATAGTTCAAAGTTTAGGAATTGAAATGGAAGAAGGTGGAGAACTTAAAAAGTCTTCTGTTAGATTACCTGTGCATATCACAAATAACACAGGAATCATATATGAAGAATATGAAGTAACTGAAACAGCTAAACATTTAAACCCACATGGACAAAGTGGTCTTTCTGCAAGAGAAGTTGAATCTCAAAAGAAAAAAGATGAGATGCTAGGAATTATGGAAAATAAACTTTTAAATGGAGTTAAGTATGTAAATGGTAAATTAAGAATGTCTGGAGGTGTTAAATCTTTAATTAAAGAACATGGAATAGTTTTAGATGCTAATAATCAACCTTTCACATTAGATTTATTAGATAATGCTGTAAAAGCAATAGTAGACAAAGGAAATCCTGGTTCTGCTAATTTAAAAGCAAATAAATATTTTTTATGTGTTCCTTATTTAATTTTAAGAACTATTAATAAATTAAATAAAGATAATGTTAGATCAAATATAACTGATAAAGTAACAGGAACTACAATAGAACAAATAGTCACAACATCAGGGACCGTATCTGTATTTCCAGCTACATCTTTAGCACCAAACGAATTTTTATTAATTAACTTAAATGATGCTAGTTTAAGACAATTATATCCAATAAAAGAAGAAGAAGGAGCTAAAACTGCTCTAGCAGATAATTACTTCTTACATGGGGAATATGCACATCAAATAAAGAATTTACCATTCCAAGTACATGTTAAAAATGTAAAAATATCATAGGAGGTTGTAATGGCAAAAGATAACAAAAAGCAAAATGAAGAAGTGATTGAAGAATTAAATGGAGCAGTAGAAGAAACTACTACTGAAGAAGCAAAAGAAACAACTTTTAAATCTAGTTATAAAAATTTAATTATAGCTGGAACTTCTATTCAATTCAAAGATGGAATTTATTCAACATCTGATGAAACTGAAATAGAAATTTTAAAAAATAATAACCTAGTGACAGAGGCAGGAGAATAAAAACTCCTGCTTTTACCATATCGGGAGGTTAGAAATGGAAGAACTTTACAATAAGATAATTAAAAAAGTGAAAGAATTAACAATTATTAGCAACGAAGCTAGATTGAAAATTCAAGTAACTATTTTAGTTAGAAAATCTCTGAATTTTATGAATAGAGATGATTTTCCAGTTGAACTCATAGAGCCATTTGCAGAGCATTTGGTATTAAAAACCATTGAAGAAACAAACTTGCAAGGCAACATTTCAAAAGTTACTGAGGGAGATACCACAATAGAATACAACACAAGTAGCAACTCTACTGATGAAATGTTTTTATCTTTAAAAAGCCAATTATTTAGGTTTAGAAAGGTTGGTACTGTATGAGTATTTTAGATAAATTGCATAATGATAGAGTTACAGTTATTAGATCTGTTACTATTACAGATGAATATGGTGGAGCATTTGAAGAACAAAGAGAAATATTAAAAGATATCCCTTGCAGACTTTCACAAAAGTTATTGAGAGGAGTTTTACCTGGACCAGTTAACAGCAGTTCACAAGAATATAAGTTATTTGTAGGTTTAGATGTAGATATAAAGCAAAATGATTTATTAAAAGTTACTAGAAAAGCAGATAGAGCTATTTATATGTTCAAAGCATCAAAACCTTTGGCATACAACATAATAAAACACAAGGAGATAGTTTTAACTGAAGTATCTGAAAATGAGGTGGATTATGGAGCTTAAAGGGTTTAAAGAGCTTGACAAAATTCTTGACGAAATAAAAACTCAAGCTCCAAAATCTACTGAAAGATTTTTAATGCTACAGGCAGAAGAATTAAAGAAAGATGTTAAAGATTTAACACCAGTTGATACAGGAACCTTAAAGAACTCTTGGCAAAGAGAAAATGGAAGAAGATTAACTGGAAAAAACTTTACACAGATTATTTTTTCTATGACTGATTATGCCACCTCATGTTGAGTATGGACATAGAACTGGAAGAAGTAAAACCAAATTTGTCAGAGGTAGATTTATGCTTAGAACAGCTGTAGCTATGAGACAAATTAAATTCTATAAAGATTTAAAAAATTTTTATGGAGGTTTGATAAAAAAATGAAATGGATAGATATAAGAAATGCATTAAATAAGATTATTTCTGAAAAACTAAAAGTAAATCCATATAGTGAAGACATAGACAATATCAAAAAGCCTTGTTTTTATATAGATTTGATTAGCTATAAAAAAGAATTTAACTCTGAATATAGAGAACTAAAAACAATAGATATTGATGTTATCTATTATCCAAAAACTAATGGAAAGCTTACTAATGCTGAAATATTAGAGAATTTAGAAAACTTGGATAATGCTTTAGAAATAGAAGGTAGAAAGGTTTTACAAGTACTGGATAGATTTCTAACTCTAAGGAATACAGATATAAAAATTGTAGATAGAGTTGGGCATTATGTATTTTCGTTAAGTCTATATGACTTATATGGAAAAACTGTTGATTATGAGTTGATTAAAGATTTGAAGTTAAGATTTTAAATAGGAGGTAGCAATTAATGGGAAATGAAGTAGGACAAATAAAAGCTAGTCCAAACATTAATATAGGGTTTAAAACTCTTGCAACAACTGCTATACAAAGAAGTGAAAGAGGTATAGTTTGCTTAATATTAAAAGATACTAAGAAAACTGTTAAATGGAATACTCTAAAAACAATAGCAGATTTAAAAGAAAAAGAATGGGATGCTAAAAATGTTAAGTATATTAAATTAGCAATGCACTATGGAGCTAAAAAAGTATTAGTAAGAGTGCTGCAAACTGCTGAAAATATAGATGATGTTCTAGGTGAATTTAAAGAAAGAAAAATGCATTGGTTAAGTTATCCAGGAGCAGAACAAGCAGATGACCAAAAACTTGTAACTTGGGTTAAACAAGTGTTTGGAAATGATGGTGCAATAGGAAAAACTGTTAAATACGTTTCTAGCTTTGCTAATAATACAGACCATGTGGCTATTGTAGAGTTAGGAAATGCTGGAACATATAAATCTATTTATGGAGATTTTACAGCACAAGAATATACAGCTGCAATTGCTGGACTTATAGCAGGAATGCCTATTAATCGTTCTGCAGATAACTTTGTCATGTCAGATTTAATTGAAGTAGATTATTTTGAACCTAAACTTGGTAAATTTTCTCTATACAATGATGATGAAAAAGTTAGAGTTAATTATGGTGTAAACTCAAAAACTACTTTTGATAGCACTTGGAAAAAAGATACAAGAAAAATCAAAATAGTTGAGGGAATGTGCTTTATAACTGATGACATAAGAGATACATTTAAAAATTATTGGTTAGGAATTTACATAAATGACTACAATAATAAAATGAATTTTTGTTCTAATGTTACTAAGGTTTATTTTAAAGAAATGGCTCCAAATGTACTATCAGGAGATTATGACAACAAAATTGAAATAGACTTAGAAGCACAAAAAAGATTAATTGTTTTAGATGGAAAAGACCCAGAAAAAATGACAGAAATGGAGATTTTAAAATATCCTAGTGGTGATGATGTATTTTTAACTGGTGATGTTAGATTTGCAGATACAATGTCAAATCTTTCTTTGGTCATAAAGATGTGATAGGGGGGTAAAAATGGCAGATACAACAATAAGAGGTTATCATACTATTGCTGGTGCACATGGCACTCTTTGGATAGATAATGAAAAAGTTGCTGAATTTACAAAAGTAAATGCAAAAGTAACAGCAGATAGAAAAGATGTACAGTTAGGGCTATCTGTGGATAGTAAAATTGTAGCTTTAAAAGGTGAAGGGAGTGTTACTCTTGAAAAAGTATATTCTAGAGGTAAAAAAATACTTGAAAAATTAGTGAAAGGGAATGATGTCAGAGTTAGAATAGTTACTAACTTATCAGACCCTGATACACCTGGAAAACAAGAAGAAAGAATTTCTTTAGACAATGTTTGGTTTAATTCAATTGATTTAATTAACATTACAAAAGGAGAAGTTGTTGAAGAAGAGTATCCATTTGGATTTACTCCTGAAGATTTAGCTTATGAAAATGATATAAAATAGGAGGGTTAAATGTTAGTTACAGCTGAGATACTACTTGAAAATAGTAAAAAAATAAATAGTGATAAAAGAGAAAAAGTAAAAATCTATGTAAAAGAATTAGATGGAGATTTAGAGTGTGAACTTTTAAACAAAGAAGATTACTTAGATTTATTATTATCAAAAGAAAAGGACAAAGATTTAGAAGTAATTTATAATTCTTGTCCTATTTTTAGAGATGATAAACTAATAGAAAAGTTAGGCTGTAAGAGTAATCCTGTTTCTGTTGTGAGCAAAGTTTTAAAAGACCCAACTATTTATAGACTAGCAGATTTAATCTTAGTAGCTTCTGGATATGGAGAAAAAGATTTAGTTAGTTTGGTTGAAGAAACAAAAAACTAATAGAGAGCGACTGGAAATTAGGTACAGTCGCTCATTACTTGAATAGAGGGCATAAATTAGAAGAACTTAGAAAACTTTCTGAAAAAGATTTATTTTATATGTATCTTTTAAAAGAATAATGGTATAATATAGGATATTAAATTCATTTTAGGAGGAAAGATTTATGAAAAAAGTTTTACTAGTTTTAATGTTTTTATTTTCAGTTATTAGTTTTGGGTTAGATGATAGCCAAAAAATAGAAATAGCGGAACTAATAATCTTTAATACCAATAATCTTAATAGAGATGAATTAAACTTAGATATTAAGAAAGCTTTTAAAGACTTAGTCTCAAAAAAAGATGATTTTGAAAAAATAATAATGGAAAAAAATAAGAATGAAACTAAAAATGATATTCTAACATTTACAATAATTAAACCTATTTCAAATAAAAAAACTTTTCCTTTAGGTTATAATATGCGAATTGGATATTACAGTAAAGATTTATTAGGTTTTAAAAAGGTTATTATTGCAACAGATAATAAAACATATGAAAAAAATTTTAATTATTTGGATGGGATTAGGGATATAAATTCAAGTGGTGTTTATGAATATTACGACATTAAAATATCTTTAGATGATAAAGAAACAATTGATATGTTAAAAGATATTGTAAAATCAAAAAGTTCAAAAATAAGATTTTATTCTAGAGAAAAACATAAAGATAAAGTTTTTACAGATAGAGAAAAAAAATTAATATTGAACTTTTTAGCTATTACAGGTTTTTATCATGTTGCTAATTCTAATATTATTGAAGATACTGTACAAGAAATTCAAAACAAATTTAATATCCCAGAAGATAGTGCCTTTCAATATCTTAAGGACACATACAAAAAAAATAAATAATATTAGGAGCAGTTCAAAACTGCTCTTTTTTATTTGGAGGTGAGAATTTGGAACATGTATTAAGTGCTAGATTGGAACTTAAAGATAAGTTTACGTCTGTAATATCTAAAGCAGAAAAAGGACTTGCAGGATTATACCAAAAAGCTAAATCTATGAACTGGGAAAAGGTTAATAGCGGACTTAATAAATTTGGAGCGGTTTCTATTGGAGGACTTGCAGGAATAGGAGCTATTGCTGGTAGTTCTTTAACAGCTTTTGCAGATTTAGAGGACCAAGTTAGAAGAAATAAAGCTATTATGGGAGCAACAGCAACAGAAGAAAATATGCTAATGGCTCAAACAAGAGAACTCGGAAGAAGTACAAGATTTACAGCACAAGAAGTTGCACAAGCTCAAATGTATCAAGCTATGGCTGGTATGAAAACGAATGAAGTATTAGAAATGACACCAAAACTTTTAAAACTTTCTATCGCTTCTGGTGAAGATTTGGCTAGCACATCAGATATTCTTACAGATAACTTAACTGCATTTGGATTAAAATTACAAGATGCAGATCACTTTATGGATGTTATGGCTGCAACAGCTAATAATACAAATACAAGTATAGCAGGGCTAGGAGAAGCATATAAGTATGTTGCATCCACTTCAAGAAGTTTTGAAAGTATGGAAGAAGTAAATATAATTTTAGGAACTTTAGCAAATAACAGTATAAAAGGAGGACAAGCTGGAAGATTATTAGGGGGTGTTTATACAAGACTTGCAAAAGCTACTCCTGATATGGAGAAAGCTATGAAAAAAGTTGGCATATCATTATACGATAATAAAGGAAAATTTAAAGGATTAAGAAAAATTGTAGATGAGATGAAGCCTGTGCTAGCAAGAATGACAGAAGAACAAAGAAACTATTTTTTAGCTACTATTGCTGGAACAGAAGGAATGAGAGTTTTTTCAGTTCTATTAGGAACTACTAAAGAAGATATGGAAAAAACAGAAAATGCTATAAAAAATGCTAATGGTGCAACAGATAAATTTACAAAAGAGATGAGCGGAGATACAAAAGATAAAATAGCTCAATTTAGAAGTGCTGTTGAAGATTTAAGAATATCTATTGGAGAAGGTTTAGCTCCAACGGCAGTGGATTTTATAAATAAATTTACAGATAAAATGGCAGAGTTAAACTCAAAAGGCACTTTTAACACAGAAAATGTGGAGACTTATTTTAATAGAATATTTACACTTACAGCAGAAGCTATAAAAGGTTTTGCAGCATTGAAGGCAGCAGCTATGGCCGAAAAAATTTTTCCTGGTGCAGGTAAATATATTGCAGGTGGATATTTAGCATATAGGACTGGTAAAGCAGTTGGAGATTGGGCAGGAGAAAAAATAGGAAGAACTAAAAATAAATTGGAACTAAGAAAAGAGTATCAAGCAAAAGGTTATACTTGGGATGAAGCTAATGCTCAGGCTGAAAAAGATATAGAAACAATAGATTTGAGAAACAGTAAAACAGAAGATGATTCAAAAATTGAGTATATAAAACAAAGAATGCTAAAAGAAAAACTTAGAGATAATAAAGATTCTGGAAAAGGAATAGAGCAACTTATCAAAGAAACAGAAGAAGATTTTAGAGAAAGAAGAAGAATTGCTAAATTAAGTCCAGAAGAATTAGCAAAAGAACAAATAATACAAAAAAATAAAACAGTTAATTCTCTAAATAAACCTATTTTACTTGGTAAGCCTTTACCAGAAAGGCAGAAATCAGATTTAGAAAAAGTCAGTGATAAATTAGGACTTAAAGCTCCTGTATCTCCGTTATCAACTACATTCTCTCCTCAAGTAAATGTTAATATGGGTGGAGTTGTAATAAAAAATGAAGCAGATATAGAGAAAACAGCAGAAATGTCTAAACAAAAAATAATGGCAGAATTAAGAAATTTTGTACAGGTAACAAAGTAAAGGAGATGATGTTATGAAACCAACTTTTATACTGGTTAAAGATAGCACTAATACTCCTTTTTTCTTTGTAGTACCACCATTGGATTTAAGGATAGAGAGTGAGCAGGATTTACAAATTATAAGAATAATTGATTTGGGAGAGAAAACATTAATTGGAAATAGAAAAGCTGAAAAGATTAGTTTTTCTACATTTTTTCCAAGTATGAAATCTCCTTTTTTTAGTTATATTCTTTCTACTACTCCTAGTAACTGTATGGAAACTTTAAAAAAATTAAAGAATGATAAGGAAAAATTAACTTTAATTATTCCAGAATTTAATATTTTCTTTAAATGCTATATCCAAACGTTATATTTTGCAGTAACTGAAAGAACCGGAGATATAGATGTGGAGATAACTCTTGTAGAGATAGAGAAAAACAAAACTTTAACAGATGTAGCAAGAGGACTATTAGAGAGGTAAATATATGGAAAAAGTAAAAATTTATGCAAATGAAAAAGAATATAAAAATATATTTACTAGGGTTATTTGGAGTGGAGCAATTCACGGAACTGCAAGGAAATTAGAAGTTGAGTATTTAGGAGATATTATAACTAATATCGGAGATGAAATCGTATTTTCTTATGATGATGAAAAAGTTTTTTACGGTAAAGTTTTCCAACATTCTAGGAAAGGTGAAACTGAAATAAAAAGTTTTTATGCATACGACAATTCTATTTATCTGAATAAAAATAACTTTGTTAAAAACTTTTTTCAGAAAAAACCATCTGAAATTTTAAAGGAAATTTGTGGGGAACTTAATTTAAAAGTAGGCAAAATTCCAAAAGATGAAGTTACTTGTACTTATCCAGCTATTGATAGAAGTGGATATGAAATTATATTGAATGCATACACTATTCAACATAGAAAAAACAAAAAGATTTATTCTATCGTAAGCGATGAACAAGCAATAGATATAGTTGAACAAGGTACTTATACAGATGTTCTTTTAACAAGTGCTGATAACATTTCCACATCTTCTTATGAAGAAAGCATAGAAAATATGATAAATCAAATTGTTATCTATAAAGTAGAAAAAGAAAAGCAGCAAATACTTAATAAAGTAGAAAATGTAGAAGATAAGAAGAAATTTGGATTATTCCAACAAGTTATGGAATACGAAAAAGATGTAGATAATATAGCAAATGCTAAGGATATGCTAAAAAGTGTAGAGAAAAGTGCAAGGATATATTGCTTAGGAAACACCTTAATTCAAGCTGGATATAACATTGGAATACAAGAACCTCACACAGGGCTAGTTGGTAGTTTCTTAGTTAAATCAGATACTCATATCTTTGAAGGAGAAAATTATTTCTGTAATATTGAACTAGCTTTTGAAAATGTTATGGATAAGGTACAATTTGAAAACAAAGAAAAAGCTAAGAAAAACAAAAAGAAAAAAGGTAAAAAAGCGAAGAAGAAAGACAAAATAGATGAGTTGTTTCCAGAAGGGTGGGGTAAAAAGAAATGA